GGATTAAAAATAAATGATTAAAATTATAGAACAAGATATTATATTTCTCAGCTACGATGAGCCAAACGCTGAAAAAAATTATGCAGACTTATTAACTAAAGCACCGTGGGCAAAACGTGTACATGGGGTTAAAGGATCTGACTCTGCACATAAAGCCTGTGCCGCACTCAGTGATACAGAGTATTTTGTTACAGTAGATGCAGATAATATTGTAGACCCTAAATTTCTCGAAGTTGAAATAGATCTAGAAAAATTAAAATTGACTAGCGATAACGTATTTTCATGGTGCGGTAAAGTTCACGTAAATGGTCTAATGTACGGTAACGGCGGACTTAAATTATGGACACGCAAGTTTGTTAATGAAATGCGAACACACGAAAATTCAGACCCCAATGACAATCAAGGTAAAGTAGAATTTTGTTTTGATAACAGATACTATCAGTTTAACGAAAACTACAGTGAGAGCTTTACCAATGCCAGTCCTTTCCAAGCATGGAGAGCAGGATTCCGTGAAGGTGTTAAGATGTCATTGGATCGAGGTACCAAAATTAAAAATGTAAAAGATACATGGTGGCAAAATTATCATAGATTACTCATATGGGCTAGTGTTGGTGCTGATGTAGAAAACGGAATTTGGTCTATTCTAGGTGCAAGAGAAGGTTGTTATAAAACTATGTGTACCGATTGGGATTATAGCCAAGTTCGTGATTTTGAATGGCTGACTAATTACTGGGAAGAAACAAAATCAACTCTAGAACCAGCCGAAGCATCCGCACTAATTAATCAACTAGGTCGAGATTTAATGATAGATTGCCAAATGGAAATAGCTAATCTTGATCAAGCTGGCAGTAGATTTTTTAAAACAGTTTATCAAAATACACCTAGAGTAATGTTTACAAGATAATGTACGACATAGTCTTTATTAGTTACGATGAAATAAATGCAGACGCTAACTATGCACGTCTAAAAGAAAGATTTCCATTGGCAAAACGTGTGCATGGTGTTGATGGAATTCATAATGCTCATATTGCCGCCGCCAAAAAAGCATTTACTAAAATGTTTTGGGTAGTAGACGCTGATGCAATTATATTAGACGATTTCAATTTTGATTATGAAGTTACAAAATGGGATCTAGATGTAGTACATGTTTGGAGGAGTCGCAATCCTGTAAACGGTTTAGAATACGGGTATGGTGGTGTTAAGTTATTTCCAAAAATACTTACAATAAACATGCGAACCGATACTGTAGACATGACTACAACTATTAGCAGTAAATTTAAAGCGATGCCTACAGTGAGTAATATTACAGCGTTTAATACAGATCCATTTACTACTTGGCGCAGTGCTTTTAGAGAGTGCTGTAAACTTGTGTTAATTAATAACGAAGAATCTTTAGTAAGATTAGATCGCTGGTGTACTATTGGATCTGATCTAAATGCCATTAATGGTGCAAAAGCCGGTAAGATATACGGTGAAAAAAATGCCTCCGATATGGAGGCACTTGCTAAAATAAATGATTTTACTTGGCTAAAAGATCAGTGGTCATTGGAAAAATCTCAGCAATAACTTTAGCACACGCGATTGCTACTTCTTGATGTTCTTTTTGTGTACCATTAGCACTGCGTAATTCGATAAAATGAATCCAACTACGAAGTGTACCATTCATGTACAGTCGACTTTCAGTAAGCCCTTCTGGCAATACAGCACGTGCAACTTCTTTAGCAATACCTTTTTCAATCGCCCATTTATACGCATCACGTGTACGATTAATAATATCTAACTGTATATTTTCCCATTGATACGCTAGACGACGATCGTCATCTACTGTTGGATCTAGATCTACTGAATTTTGCCTGTTCTTGGTGTCTTGATACCTCGCTTCTCTAGGTACGAATAACAGGTCTCTAGTCGGGTCTGCATATCGCTGACTAAATTCTTGGAAACTAAAACTTCTGTGTCTAAGGATTTGTCGGGCAATATCTCTTGTTGTGGTAATTTCCATACAGGCACTGACCATTTCGAGTGGGCTCCAGTGCTGGTGTCGGATAAGATATTGGATGAGTTTTGCTGATGTTTCGGTGTTAAGTTGATTGCTGGGATTGCTGACACGGGCGCAGTACGCAATGAGTTCCTGTGCATCTTGGATACCCAAATCTGCAAATTCCTGTGTTGGCTGGGAGTAACTGAGTAATTGAACATGCATTAGTTATAGCTTCTTTTTCTTTAAAAATTTCTGAGTACTACGCTCGATATCTTTCCGAACACGATCAGTGTCTAGTTTGAAATCAATATCCTCAACGGTATCTTCGTAGGTCTTGACCATCTCGGATAAATTTCTTTCAAACGTAGACCATCCCTCACGTTTCGTTTTTTCAGTTATGCGTATTTCCCAGGACTTGCCATCTTTAAAATTGACCAAAACGGTATGGAGATACCTAAGAGGCATTACATTGAGTTCTACCTCACCGAATACTTCTGGCCAATGCTCGATCGCGTCCTTGGGAAGAATTCTTCCCGAACGTGTCACTTTGCTTTTTTAGTTGGTGCTAGTTCTTCTGCCATTCTGCGATACTGAGCAGCTTCCTTAGCTAACTTATCTGCCTTGCTACGATATTCTTTAGCTTGAGCATCTGGGCTAAGTGTTTCTGTTGGAGTTGCACTAGCTGTTGATTCTTCAACTTCAGGCAATTCAATTTTTTTAGAAGTTTTAGGATCGCCTGACTGCAAGGCTAGTTCATCAACTGGAACTCCGCGTTGTTCAGCAATCATTTGATTCAATTCACTTAGCTGGACAGTAAATCCGGGAACAGGCAGCATTTCAACTTCGCTTGTCTGTACCTTAATTAAACGTCCGGAAGAATGCAATGCAGGTAACATTCTTGAACCATCAGGGAACTGAGTACGATCTAAAGCTTCTGCAAATTCATAAGCCTCTTGACCAGCACTACTTTCGACTAGATTGATAATAGCATCGTGATAGATGTCTGGTAGATTTTCTGTTGGGATAATTAGGCAATGATACGCATCACCTGGCAGTGTGCGATATGCTACAAGACACTTCTTATTTGTAGCCTTAACACGACCTACGTGTTTAAGTTCAGCCATTATTATACTCCTGTAATTGCGGCACCTGCGGCATCAGCTGATGTTGGTGTAGCTGTAGGAGGTGTAGTTGCTTGAGCGACTTCTGCTTGTTTAGCAACAGTCTCTAAAAATGTGCTTAATTTAGTATAAGTTTGTCCAACTGCAACCATTTCATTTGGTTTAAATGCGCCACGTGAGCTAGCAATATCGATGATAACTTTCATTGCGTTAAGATCGTTGATTGTTAAATCATTGCTTTGAGCATCAGTTGCTGGTGCGTTGTTTTGTGTTGTATCAGTCATGGTATCTCCTTAATATATTCTGTACATATATAATTATCTCTGTGATAAATGTGGGCAGGCAATCGTGAAGAAACTGAGTTCTTTTTCACTCTCAAACCCAATAGATGTAGTATATACAATAGAGTTGTTATTATCTAAAGTAATGCCTTGCCCAATATAATATCTATTATTAAGATTATGCTTAATCCACTGATCGATCGCTCTGATTAAATGCGGATTATATTTTTCAATTGACGTATACTTAAAGTGTGGACAGGCAAACTCAACTCTGCGTAAATTAAAATAATTTAGAGGATTTGGCTTGCCATTTTTTAATGCCATTATGCTACTTCCTTCATTGCTTCATAATATGCGTATTCACCGAATGGGGGTACAACACTATTATTTCCATGAATGATGAATACTGTATCGCAATGATTTTCATCACCCCAGCTACCCCAAGGATAACCGTCGGTAAACATGATAAACTTTTTAGGGTTAATATCATGTTCCTTCATGTATTCCCAGTTACAATCGAAATCAGTACCACCACCACCCATTGGTTCGTAGTGATCAAATTCATCTATTGAATAGCCATCGTAATCTTGCTCGTTATAAACTTTAGTATCAAAGCACCATACTTTAATTTTAAAGTCTTTATATTCTTGCATGATGCCTTTGATCTCACTTAGAAAGTCTTTAGCTTGGTCATCTCCAATAGATCCAGACATGTCGATGCCAACACAGATATCAATAGTTTCTTCAAATTGAGTACCTGGCAATATTGCACTCATGTGCCAGCCCTTGCGATTAGGACGCATAAATGAATAGTCATTCTTAATAGTGCTTTGGATTTGTTGACGCAGTATCTCACGCCAATTCATTTTAGGTTCTGTCAAATCCTTAATCATTCTCTGTACACTTGCAGGAGTGTTACCAGCACCTGCGGCCTGTGCGGCTTGCACAGTAGCTTCGCGAATCTCGTCACGAATTTGTTTTAATTCTTCTTTAGAATATTGTGGTTTTTTACCGTTGCCGTCTTTGCCATCTTGTCCATTTTCACCCCAGTCGATATGATCGTCTAGTAATTGGCCAAGAGCTTCTAATTCTTTCTCATCCATTTCATCAAAAATCTTATCATAGATTTCTTCTGCGCCCATACCGTAGTATTTAGAATCGTGGAATGGTGTAATACCTTCGATATTAATGTCGCCAATCCGATCACGTACTAATTGTCCGTTTACACAATAGTCAGCGGCAATGTTAAAGATCTTAGCATCACGACCTTCTCTACGACTCATATGATCGAATACATTGTGCAAGATTTCGTGAGCAATAACGAACTCAACTTGTTTAACTGTAAGTGGTTCAAAAAACTTACGATTGAAATAAATGGTACGACCATCTGTAGCGGCAGTACCCATCCATTCGGAGCCTTCTTCAATTTTTAAGCGTGTAGCCATGTTACCAAAAAATGGGTGGCGAAGTAATAAACCTACTCGGGCTACAATAATTTTATCGATAATTGGATCTAAATTTGACATCTCTGCTCCTGTTCGTTCACTATAGTATATATTATAACACCTCCCGAAGGAGGTGTCAATCAGTGAAAAATTAAATTATTTTTCTGTTGCTTGAGCAATATATTTGCCATATTTGGCATGGAATTCGTCAAAGCATTTAATTTCATCTGGATCCAATGGCAATTTGTAAGTACTCAAAGCTAATTTTGTACCCATAATAACCAATTCTGTTTCAAAATTATCCATAATAAAACTGAAGAAATTATTAACTTGCTCATTCCAGTTTTTAGATTTCTTCTCGCAGGCATCCTTGAGCTCGTAGCATAATGATACAGTCAACGAGTACATAGCTGAAATCTCTTTAGATTCCATCTTTTTAACCTTACCAAGTAAGATATCTGTAGGGTTAGGCATTTTGCTTGCAATCTTACGATGAGCCATAAAACTAACTGCTAGTCCTTCGCCCACTGAACCGGAAACTAAATCTGTAAGTGTATCAACATCTGTATCGTCGTCATGCAATAACTCACTTACAAAACTCCAGCTACGGGGAGTAGCAAAGGCACGTGAGCTAGATTTTGGATCAAAATCGTATAAGCTCTTTTTACTGAAGCTCAAAAAACCAACTACGTCCTTGTGGATTTTGTTTTCAACAGCCCACTCAAAGTAGTCGTCCCAATCAACTGTCATTTCCAAGTGAACAAAGCGGTTAGCCAACGGAGCAGGCATACGGAATGTAACACCCTTGTCAGTTTCACGGTTACCAGCCGCTACTAACACAACATTGTCTGGCAAATGGTATGTACCAACACGGCGATTTAAAATAAGCTGATAAGCCGCCGCTTGTACGCTAGGAGCCGCAGAGTTCATTTCGTCTAAGAACAGAATGATAGTTTTGTGATTGGCAGCAAATTCTGGGCTTGGTAATTCTGACGGTGGCGCCCAGCGCATAGTGCCATCATTTGAATCAAAAAATGGAATACCTTTAATGTCGGTTGGTTCCCACAAGCTCAAACGTACATCGATTACATGAGCATCGAGCTCAGTACCAAGTTGTTTGATAATATCGGATTTACCAATTCCTGGAGGACCCCATAGGAAGATTGGACGTTGATTTTTAAAAGCCTTACGCAAAGACTTTTTAGCATTTTTTGGACCTACTGTGCGACTAACTAACTCTGCCATTTTTCTTCCTATCTGTAAAATATGTGTCGATAATTGCTACTTGATGTATACAATTATACATTGATAGGCAATAGTTGTCAATCACTATCTTTATTAGCTAGTTCTTTTTCACGCTCATTCATAGCTTTAATTAGGCCAAATTTGCGTATGTCGTCTGAAAACAACATCAATTCAAAACTTTTACGCTCAGTAAACACACTGATACTTTCCACAGTTAGATAATATGGACAGTCTACATATCTTTCTAAAAATATTATAGTTTGGGGACTTAGTTCAATCGGTTCGGTAAATGGTATTTCATAAGATTTAAGTTCCAATTCATTTACCAAAAACTCAAATCCTTCATCACTTAGTCGAAATGCGTTCTGCTTGTTGACTCGATTTGATTGCCACCACTGACGCCCGTATAGATTAAGATTAGTTTCATCAACTGTCTTACCCCACTGCTGGAGGAAAATTTTGGTATATGCGTCTCGAGTTATCATTTCACAATCGTGCCTTGAGTCAATTTAACCACTTGGAAATCTTCGCATCCAAAAGTTAGATTGAGCTTCTTGGCAAGATTATGTGCGTGGCCAGGATTTGAAAAACTTACTTTTTTATATTTTGGTCCAGGATAGCTGGTCAAACTATTAAAAGATTTGAGATTAAAAGGTGCGTTCTTATAGAATACAGCCCAGATGGCTTCTGCTTCTAGGATCTGTTCTGCTTTATAGGTTTTCTTGTTAACATGCTCAAGAATTACGGCTGGTTTTGGTCGACTCATAATATACGTATCCAAATAATATACGTATATATTTATCCTTTATTTGTTCTCTTCGAACCCACCACCATCCATATTTACATTGACAACTTCTGTTTGTATCTGCCCTTTGATAGCATTATACATAGTTTCGTAATCTTGTAGTAATTTATCTTGTATTTCGATCAATGCTAAACTTAGCAGTCTAGCCTGTTGAATGGGCAGTTTAACTTCTTTACTTTGACTTAGTTCAGCACTTCTAAGTATTTGAGTAAATTGTGTAATAGGGGTTAAATTAATCTGATTTTGCATTTGATAATACTGCCTTCATTTCGATTTCAGACTTAAATGGTCCTTTGCTTGGATAACGTTCGATAGTAATTGCCTTCGGACAAAAACTCTTAACCCATCCCTTGTCAAATTTAATTACATAATAACCTGCGCAATATAAACTCTTACTAGCATTACTTTTAGTAAACAATGGAAGTTTGCGTCGAACATCATACATGGCATTAAATGGTCGGCTGCTGGTCGGATACCCGTGACACTCATATGCATCAGGTTGAGTAACTTTAATCTTAGTACTAGTTAAGAAAAAATTATCACCGAACTGTCTAGTTAAATCCTGTTTACGATTAAACATGACTTCACCATTAGTACTGCTTAAAATAAATTTATTGTTTTCTTTTTTATGTAGAGTAGCAACTTTAGTACCGTCTTGTTCTACGATCCAAAATTTACCATCTACAATTGGCTTTGCGTGTAACTCTGTCATTTTACATCCTTTTTATTTTTTAAATTCCATAACGCTTCTTTGACTTCCTGCAAATCTCTTTTAAGACTTTCGTTTAGATTTTCCGCCACAGCGACTCGATTTTTAAGTTCAGGATCTTGTATAACAGGCTC